GACCCCAAAATGTCGATCAAAAAAGATCAGCCGGGACGTCGAAAAAACTTTCGTGCTCGTCATTCTTGCGATACCGCCAAGGACAAGTTTAGCGCCCGTTATTGGTCCTGTAAGGCTTGGTGAGGTCGAGATGCGCGTTGAAGAAGTTCTCAGCAAGCTTGAAAAGCATGAAGCGGAATGTAACCTTCGGTACACTCGTATTGAGGAACGCTTAGACGATCACAAAAACAACCTGAAAAGCTTAGATATCAAACTTTGGGGGTTGGCCGTATTGATCGTTGTTTCCCCCTTGGTTCATAAATTGTGGGGCTAGGATGGGATCCCGCGTAAAAACCGGTCCTAAGTCATCTCCTTGCGGTGTTACTTATTATCGTAAAGGTGGGGCTGTTAGGAAAAAGTCAAAGGGCAGCAAAATATGCCCCGAAGGCAAGGCTTGGGCTGAAAGGACTTTTGACACATACCCAAGCGCCTATGCTAACCTTGCCGCATCTAAATACTGTAAGGACCCTAACTACGCCAAATCATCTAAGGGCGGCAAAAGGAAGGGTCGATAATGTCTTTAAAGGAATGGCTAGATGAAGATTGGGTCAGAATTGATAGCCGCGGTAACATCGCAGGTCCGTGCGGCACTTCTAAAAATAAAAAGCGCCCTGACCGTTGCCTACCAAGGAATAAGGCAGAAAGTCTCAGCGTTTCTGAAAGAGCTGCGACTGCGGCTAAAAAGAAGCGCGGCGGCGCTTCTGGGAAAAAGGTAGTACCTAATACCTCCAAAGCAAAAGTGCGCAGGATGGCCGATGGTGGGGTCGTGGCTCGTGGCTGCGGCGCGATCATGTCAAACCGGCGCAAACGCACGAAAGGCGCCGTAACTAAGCTATGAGGCTTGAGTTTTTCGGGGACCCGGTCGAGAGGAAGATCGCGGAAGAGATAATTGCGTGGTCCCGGGAGGTCCTTGAGGTCCCCAGCCCGCATTTTTCCGGGATGTCCCCATGTCCTTATGCCCGCCAAGCATGGCTAGACGACCGGGTAATCATACTTTTTAAGGCAGGTAGCGATATGCAGACGCTGTACTCGACAATATCGCAGTTTGAGGACACCGTTGATGTTGTGATTATTGTAGACACGCATCCGGAGCCGGATCCGGAAGGGTTTCACGACTACCTAGACGGCCTGAACGACGCCATATCGGATGGTTTTTTCATAGACCGCGACATATGGCTTATGGGTTTTCACCCGGACGACGATCCCAGCGATTTCGTGGAAGACGTTAACTTCGAGCCTGTGTCAGATGTTCGGTATTCCATGATTTTTGTCCAGAGACTGTCCAAACTGCAAGAATCCGCGGACAAGTTGCGCAAAAAAGGCTATTATGATAGCTATGGGGAGGAGTACAATGCCCAAGATATCTATCTTAGGCGTCAACTTTTTTACAACAGGCTGAAGGGTACCTGACATGGCTATGAAACCTCGTAAGATGCGCGGCGGCGGTATGGTTAAGAAGATGCGCGGCGGCGGCATGGTTAAAAAACCTGAAATGATGAAGAAAGGCGGCGTTAGCGTTGCTGACATCCGTCGCATGGCCAAAGATAAAGGCTATAAGCTGGTCAAGGAGTAATAAATGGCCTCGTCCGGTAGCAAAAATTTTGAGCTGGACGTCTCCGAGTACATCGAGGAGGCCTTCGAGCGGTGCGGTCTTGAAGTCCGGACGGGGTATGATCTCAAGACCGCGAAGAGGTCGCTTAATCTACTTCTCGCCGATTGGGCCAATCGCGGCTTGAATCAGTGGACCATTAAACAGCGCTCGGTAACTATGGTTACCGGGGACGGCGAGTATGATCTATCGACAGACGTAATTGATGTTCTGTCGGTAATCGTCAGGCGCGATGGCACGGACTATTCCCTAGATCGGCTGAGCCGTTCGGACTACTTGGATATCCCGAATAAGACAACGCAGGGGCGGCCTAATCAGTTCTTTCTTGATAGGCAAATAACCCCGAATCTGAAACTGTGGCCGGTTCCCGATAACAGCACTGATGTTGTGTATTACGATGCACTGACACGTATGGACGACGCTGACAATTATGTAAACACCATGGATATGCCGTTCCGGTTTTATCCGTGCTTGGCCGCGGGTTTGTCCTACTACCTATCGCTCAAGAGAGCCCCCAACCGTGTTCAGCTTCTCAAAGCCGTATACGAAGAGGAGTTCCAGCGCGCGGCGGACGAAGATCGGGATAGGGCTTCTTTCAATGTCGCACCGAAATATGATTATTACGGGACGCGATGATGGCTAAGTTCGCTTCAGGCAAAGAATCATGGGCGATATGCGACCGGTCTGGCTTGCGGTATCCGTACCGGGTCATGAAGAAAGAGTGGAATGGCCTGCTGGTCGGGCCCGATCAGTATGAGCCGAAACATCCTCAGTTAGGTCCTTTTCGGAAGGTTTCCGACCCTGAAGCGCTAAGAAACGCTCGCCCTGACATTGTCGAGCCCATGGACGTATTTGTAGGGGTCCCGTTGGTAGAGGGCCCTAATTTACGGCCCTGTTCTGGTTTCGGCCAAGTCGGGCAAGTAACGGTGAGCACGCCATGAGCTTTACATATGACCAGCTAAAAGCCGCGATACAAGACTACACGGAGAACACGGAAACGTCTTTCGTAAACAATCTTCCCGTGTTTATTCGGCTCGCGGAAGAGCGCATCCTGAAGAATGTCCAACTTAGTCTTTTTCGGAAGAACGTCAGCGGAAATATGACCGCTTCTAATAAGTATCTGGCGGCTCCGACTGATTTCCTCGCGCCTTTTTCTCTTTCGTTTGTAGATTCGGAAGGCGATCACGTTTTTTTGGACTTCAAGGACGTGGATTTCATCCAGTCGTTCAACCCGGATGCGGCAACGACGGGAAACCCTCGGTATTACGCCGTTTTTGACATAGATTTTTTCATCCTCGGGCCGACGCCGGACGGCGCCTACACGACCGAACTGCACTATTTCTACCGTCCAGCCAGCCTCACCGCCGGTTCTGGTAGCGGAACGACATGGCTCAGTGAAAATGCCGAACTCACCCTCCTTTATGGCAGTCTTATCGAGGCTTACATTTATATGAAGGGGGAGCCGGATGTCATGGCTCAGTACGAAAAACGTTTTGTCGAAGCCATCTCGGCGCTCAAGATGTTCGGAGAAGCCAAAGAAGTAACTGACCAGTATCGCACTGGCATGGTTATAAGGCAGCAGCAATGAAGGTGAATCCCATAGATATGTCCTTCGGGGCAGATTTCGGCGTTGAGGTTCGGACAACGACTAACCGCGGGTTTACCCCGGAGGAAATTGCGCAGCGGTGTGCCGACAAGATACTTGTTGTATCCGACACTGCTGACCCAGCGATACGAGATCAGGCGTATGCTTTCCGCAACAAACTTGTTAGACTGTTAGAGTTTTATATGCGTGATGCGATCCGGAGCGACCGGACCACGGTGTTCAATGCCCTGAATGACGCAGGGCACCCCGAACTGGCCGATTTAATCAGGAGGTTATGACATGGCGTTCAGTGGAAATTACATGTGCACCTCGTTCAAGAAAGAACTCTTGTTCGGGGCGCACGACTTTGCGAATGGTGCAGATACGATGAAGATGGCTTTGTATACGTCGTCCGCGACGCTGGATGCGTCCACGACGGCATATACCGCCAGTAATGAGGTTAGCGGCACCGGTTACTCTGCGACTGGTCAGGATCTGACTAATGTTGACCCGACGAGCAGCGGTACTACCGCTTTTACCGACTTCGCGGACGAAACTTGGTCTACCGCGACTATCACGGCGCGCGGCGCATTGATCTACAATTCGACGCCGAATACGACGTCCATTGCTCTGACCAACCCGTCTGTTGTTGTCCTTGACTTCGGCAGCGACAAGACGTCTACCGCTGGCGATTTCACGGTAATCTTCCCCTCCGCAGACGCAAGCAACGCGATCATCCGGATTGCGTAAATGACCGACGCGGTCGTCGCATTTCAAGGTTGGAACTCTTCCACCGTTGGATGGGGCGACGGTACATGGGGTGGGGACATTGCGCTTCCCGGGGCCGCAGGGAACGTTGGCGAAGCTACTGTAAATGCTGATGCCAGTGTTCCGGTTACTGGTTTAGTAGCAACAGGTAATGTTGGTTCCGTAACGGTAGTTGCGGAAGCTAATATTTATGTTACAGGCCTTTCAACAACAGGTACCGTTGGCTCTGTCACGGTCACAGGCACAGCAAATGTGCTTGTCACTGGTGTCGAGGCTACCGGGGTCACCGGTACAGTCTCCGTTGCGGCTGATGCTAATGTTCCGGTCACCGGCCTAGGGGCGTTCGGGAATGTTGGCTCCGTAACAGTAACAGCCGACGCCAATGTTTACCCCTCCGGTATCTCTGCAACGGCCAATGTCGGGA